TCTTGTCCCGTTTTGACATGATACATTCTCCTGATAGAGAAAGGAATAGAGGATACATGAACTCACTTCAGTGAGAACATGAAGACGAGGGTTGGAGGTTGTATGTTGGAAAACATACAATCCATTAAACCCATATANCCAAATTGTTAAAGAACAGTTTTTCTTATTTGATTTAATCTTACCACAAAAATTTTTGTTTGTAAACATCTTGGAAAAGAGTAATAAAATCAAGGNGTTACGAGGTGTTTAATTTTCACCAGATCATGTATATACACCCTATACCATTCCTCCATGTCTCCCCGCGCGAAAACGAAAGTCATGTATTTTTAATTTTATTTATAATTTCTACGGGCTGGGAGGCCGACTTTAGCTTAGTTAGGCCCATACCTATGCACTGCAAGTGCAGCCTATACGTACCCTACGCGGGCGCCTATACCCATCTGTACACAACTCGCCTACTCACGACCACACCTATGTGATACCGTGAAATAAGATGAAAGTGTGATCGCGCTAATATGATAATTAGTAATCCTATACGTACCCTACGCGGGCGCCCATACCCATCTGTACACGACTCGCCTACTCACGACCACACCTATGTGATACCGTGAAATAAGATGAAAGTGTGATCGCACGAATATGATAATTAGTAATCATAATAGTAAGCTATTCAACATATCTGAATACCATAAAACATGTGAAATTGCTAAGTTATGTAGATCGGGAATTTTCCCGAAGTAACCTAACCCATTGATTTCAAAGATAAAAATTTATTTTCACAGTCTATGTACATTCTTCCAAAAACAGGATACAATGTCTCAATGGCCGAAGTCTAACTTCGCTAAAATTACGGAATTATCCTTATCCCAATCAGCAATCTTCCCGATCAAAATGTCAGCCTGGAAAGAACAATACCTCGAGCTAAGAAACACCGGCATGCTTGAAGCAACCGCTCTAAAAGCACTTCAAGTATCTCGTCGTGCTTTGCGTGAAGCTCGTGTGGATGATCCAGATTTTGCTGAGAAAGAATATGAGGCTGAACAGAACCGGATTGACGAGCTCGAAGCCGAGGCTATCACTCGAGCGATGTCCGGAGAACCAGTCTACAACAAGGATGGCATCGAGTGTGGAGTAAAGAAATCAGACACACTGTTGATGTTCCTCCTTAAAGGCAATCGTCGCGAGAAGTATGGTGACAAGTCTGAGATTAAGACAGACTCTGATCTGAATATCACTCTCAGAGACATTGCAAGTGAAAACAATGTCGACTTACAGACCGCGAAGCGAATGGCCTTGAAAGCAGCAACAGCACCTGTCATTAACATCACTTACGGAGAGTTCTAATGTCCGGCTTTTCGAACATCTTCAGTCCACAGGTAATACGTGACAATGTTGGTCAGGTAGAAACCACCATCCAAGGCACGTCTTTCCACAATGGACGTCCGACGGCTGGATACATCGACGGCCAATTTGCGCAAGGGGATCTTCAACAAGAGGCGCGGAGGCGTATGTGGGAGAAGCCTTGGGTTGAACCACCAAAACCTGAGCCAGCCGTAGATGTCATGGGCAATGCGCGTAAAGGAGTGTGACATGGGTACACCACGTAAGCACATAGACGAGTACCTCGAGAAGATCAACAAGCTTCTGGCAGAGGCACACGCAGACGGGCATCAGCTGTATATCGACACGGGAACAGCCGTAAAGCACTGGCTGCCGTGGATCAATCCGTGTGCAGACAGTCCTCAGATAGTTCAGGGCGTAGACGAGCCGTTGCCGTGGTGGAAAGTCATAGTTAGGAGGATTGCAGAAGGTGTGGCCACTGATTGTCGTTGTTGCAATGGTATGCGCATACTGGTTGTGGGTATTGCGGGTTACGTCATAGGCTGGTTGGTGGGATAATGCTACACTCAACACTCGCACCTACGTTACCAGGCGGGCTCGTGCACCTCCCTGCGGGAGCCCACGGGTACGAGGTGTTACGTGTGATGGCACGACATATAGCATGGCCTGATGATGCTATGGACGTGCCGCTGCCATGGGTGGTGAGTGTACAACAACATGTGAGTGCTGACTTCTCGATGTTGCAAACAGGTACATGGCGAGTAACTGTGCAGCTGACGGCACCTGGCAAACCACTACTGAGCCAACTGTTTACTGTTGTGCATACCAACTGTTGTCAGCCTTGTGGAGACAGTCGTAGGTGTTGCAAACAGGATTTGCCNTTCCCGTACAAGCAAGACTTTTGTAAATCAGACGGCAANGCACATACGTGCGTGTGCGGTCACGGAGAGAAACATGCTACACAGCACTCCACTCCATAGGAATCAGCTGCCTCCAGGCAGTGTCTTGCTTCCTATCAACGCTCAGAATCGGATACCGACCAGAGTGCTGGCTCGTTTAGCACTATGGCCTGCAGATACACCGAATATTCCTCTGGCGTTCAGCGCGAATACGAGATTCGTGACAGCAGATATGCGGCAGCTTCCTCCTGGTATTTGGATTATAGCTGTACAACTCACAGCCTTACCAGGTAGTGGAGAGTCACCTACTGTCGTCACCGCACTGTTCAACGTGAATCACGGTGTTCCGTTTGACAGAGGTTGTGGATGTGGTTGCGGAACTCAGATGCCGGCTTGCAGTTGTGGATGTGATCCTTGCCACTGTGGATGTGGAACTCCCTGCGTCTTTCCTGCCCCTCCTCACAGACCTTGGCGTAGGGATTTTTTCATGTCTGAAGGCATCATTCGTGGCGAGCGTTGGTTCTGGGAGTTTGCATATACTGCCAACGACATCGTGCAAGCACGTTTAGAGCTTGTGGACCTGCAGTCTCCACTGGTAACATATCAATTTACGACTGCAACCGGCAATATCACTGTTGACGCTCAGCGACAGGTGGTGATGATTGAACTCTCACCAACAGATACTGCTACACTTACGCCTACACAACGAGCGAGGTATAAGTTTATTGTTACAGGGACCCAGGGTGATAATCTCCCGTTCTGGGATGGCTTCATCGACATCCTTCCGAAGGCGTAGTCATGAGACAGATAACCACTGTAGAGCGCGTCAAGCGTACTTACTTAAACCGAACTGCAAGGCTACGGTTGCAGAAGTTTATTGACGCATTCCTTGGAGTGCGTGAGGAGATGCTGAAATGACCGGACCATTCAATCCGCCTCGACCAGTCGATCCGTGTTGTTGCGTTCCACCTGTTCCGCAACCACTTCCTTTGCCTCAGGATAAATATCCTATCGAAGGAAGCACAGCTACTGTCACGTCAGATGGAGTTTTCAAGGCTTTACAGGACCTGACTCAAGCATTTGGAGAAGTGCTTGGAAATCTCGATGATCTGAAAACAATTCACAAGACAACTATTGTTGGTTCGATCAATGAAACGTTTCTCCAAGTCGTAGCACTCAATGCAAGAACGCAACACATTGCGCAGATTCTTGCTGCGCCATTAGCTGTAGGTCCAACATATCTATGGCTTGGTGGCAATTGCGTATCAGGAACACACAGTGTTCAAGTGATTGTTGATCCTACAACGAATCCTCAGCTTATCACTGGGTTGTTCAATGGAGTCTTCAGTCAATATGTCCTGCCGAATGATTGGATTGAAGTCGTGGTTCGCATTAACGGTGTGGACTCTCTCAGATTTTATCAAGATCCTCGGCTCAAGCTTCTTGACGATGCTTACATACTGCCTCCTGGCGGTATCCCTCTTGCTGATCTTGGTCCCAGTGTTGTGCAGCGTCTTGTTCCAACAGGTGGAACGGTTAATCAGGTTCTTACACGTCTAGCAGGTGGAGCAGCCGGTTGGACGTCATTACCAGACTTCTTGATGAATGTCGTAACTTCACCAACGTCATCTGTTACCTGGTCTGGAGCTGGTACTACTCTCAATCCACTTAGAGCAACTGTTCAAATTTCCACCCAAGCTGGAAATACTCTTCAACAGTTGGCTGGTGGTTTGTATGTTCCACCTGCAGCAGCATCTGCGGTAAATACAGATAACACACTAACTGTGTCTATGTCTGGAACAGGCACAGTAACTGATCCAATTAAATCAAATGCTGTAGTATCTCCAACTGCTAATAACTTGCTTGAAGTAAGAGCAAATGGTTTGTATGTTGCAGCTCCATCAGCTGATGGGCACGTGATGTATGACCAAGTGCAGACGTTAACAGGTCCTCAGCAGACTCAAGCTCGTGCTAACATTGGCGCAGCATCAACTGGCGATATTGTGACTCTCACAACTGCAGTTGGCACAGCTCAGACTACAGCGAATCAAGGAGTGACTGATGCAGCAGCCGCTCATGCACAAGCAAATACAGCAACAACTAATGCAGCAGCAGCCCAGTCAACAGCAAATACTGCAATCACAAATGCAGCAACTGCGCAAAGCACAGCAGATTCAGCAGTATCTGAACTTGCGAATAAGGTCTCTCGACGTACAGATGCAGGAACAGCAGTTTACGCCCATACCGGTCCAACGGATATTGCAATATCTGTAAGTCATGCTTATGCTGCGAACAACATTCCGCGATACAATGCTCAAGGAACTTTGACTGGTGCGACGCCTACTCAACCTGATGAACTCACTCCGCTCCAGTATGTCCAGAATTTGGTGGCTGATAGTGCTGCGGGGTTGTATATTGGCGCTTTCTTTTTCGGCAAAACTACGACGTCTTTCGTCCCACCTCTTCCGACGGTAGCATCTGAGAATTATTTCGATTTTCCAACTTCGTCGATTTACAAGGCGAAGTCTGATCTAACAGGATGGGATTTTGTTGAGACAATTGCTACGCCAGTTAATGGTGCAGTTGTAGGTATCACATCTCAGTTTTGGGATTTGGCACTCGATGCAGGACTTCCAGGTACAGCACGTTGGAGTGACATCACGGCTGATTGGGATTATTTCCCATCAAGGTTTGAGTCACCTCCAGATGGACAGACGATTGTTCTCAATGTAGCTGGTCAAATAGCCGTAGGTATTTCGTCTGATCCAGACAATAAACTTATGGCAAAGTCAGATGGTTTGTTTGTAACCATCGACGAGTTCAATCTACCTGATGCGCCAACAAGTGAGAGTACAAATGTTCTTGTTGTTGACTCAACTGGAGTAGCATCTTGGTCAGGTACTCCTCTGACATCGATGAATACCGCCATTGGAACCGCTCAAACAACTGCCAACACAGCTGTCACTAATGCAGCAACCGCACAGTCGACAGCAAACACAGCACAAACCAATGCATCTCAAGCATTATCAAATGCAGCCGCGGCACAGTCTGATGCAACACAAGCTTTATCTGATGCAGCAGCAGCTCAAGCTACTGCCAACTCAGCTACTACTGCACTTGGAAATAAGGTAGACAAAGCAACTGTTGCTGCAGGTCAGACTAACTTCTATTCAGTTACTGGCACAGTTCAAGGAACAGTTCAAGGATCTGCAACACCTGTCAACAACTCAGTTGCTTTACGTGATGGTTCTGGTCGACTTCAAGGTAATGCTCCAGTTGCGAATAATGATCTTGTCAATCTTCAATATCTGACAACTCAACTTGGAACAGTCAATACAAGTATTTCAGCAGTTCAAGCTATTGCAAATGATGCTTATACATTAGCAGGAACTGCAAATACTGCAGCTCAAGCAGCGCAAACCGATGCGACCTCTGCGCTATCAGGACTTGCCAATAAGGTCGATAAGTTGACCGGAGTTGGCGAGTATGCGTACACATACGATGGTGCTACCCAAGGTAGTATTGCAATCGGCCAAGGTCCAAGCAACGCCACAATTGCTCGTCGCACTGCTACTGGAACGATCCAAGCGAATACACCTGTTGCGGCAAATGATGTTGTCACTCTCCAGTACTTCCAAAACAACTCAGCAGCTCCTCCAGGAGTAGTAGACAATACGAACAATGGTTTGATGACGCCAGCAATGTTGGCAGATTTGAACCAAGCGAAGATTGACATTGGCAATAAGGTCGATAAGATTACGACTGCTGGACTTGCAGCATACACACAGAATGGAACTACTCAAAGTAGATCGGCTATTGCTGAACCGGCAACAGCCAGTACCCTTCCAATACGGAGCACAACAGGAACATTAGCGGTAGCAACTGCGACTGCAAGTACTGAAGCTGTTAATAAAGGGCAGATGGACACTGCTCTTGGCAATAAAGTAAATACTTCGCAACTTTCAGTTACGCAAACTCCTGATTCGGTTGTTCAAAGAACTATTGAAGGTAATGTCCGAACAGGCAATCCTATTAATGCTAATGACGCAGTTAGTTTACACTACTATAATAATAATCAGTCATTAGTTATGATTGCAGGGCTAGATACTAAAGTTGATAAAGTGCATCCAGCATCAGGCGTACATGCATATGTAGCAGTCGGCGGAGGTATTCAAGACACTGTAGAAGTATCGCAGTTTGCACCTGGCTCTACTATTGTAAGACGCGTGGCGCCAGAAGGGCGAGTAGTAATAGGGGATGCTATTAATGCCAATGAAGCAGTAACTAAAGGTCAGTTAGATACTGCGTTAACGCAGAAGCGTGATATTATAACACCAGTAGTAGGGCAGGCATCAGCAGGATATCTAGTTTATGCAGTCAGCCATGGGATTGGGACACCAGGTGCCATTGTACAAACATATTTAGATGCAGCTCAGTCTCCACCAGATCCTCCAGGATTAGTGGGGGTAAAGCTTGCAATGCGCACTACAGACGGGCGCGTACGCACAGCTACTCCAGGGTCACATTATGCAGTTGATCCTAAAGATTGCGTGAATGTGGAGTATCTTAATACTAAGTTAGCAGGAGTAACTCAAGTAGAAGCTACGTTGTCAAATCTTCAAACTACTCTTACAGCTAATCCGAATGTGTGGGTGAGGGTATTTCAATGACATTTGTACGTAGAAATACTACTACTGGGAAAGATGAATTCTCCTTTGGAGTGTTCAGGAATAATAGTGGTACTCCTCAAGCAATTGTTAAGCATCAGCGAACTCCTGCTAGTCCTCGAGCTGACTGGTCTACTGTTCGTGTTGGTTTTGAACGTGGTCGTTTTGAGACATATTCAGGTCAAGGCATAGTAGGTGAATTTTCAGCACCCGATGGTCTCTTTCGCAAAGCACCAGAGCAATTAGATTTTGGAGGAAATACAAGACACACTGTTTTAACGCTTCCAACAAATGCTCTGAATTTTACTGGTGACCATACTGTTGAGTTTACAGTTAGGTGTAACAACCCATTGATGATTGGAGTTTTTGCTTTGTTAGCACAAGGAACTCCAACTTCTACATCAAACGGTTTGATTATTTATGCGCAGAATTATCAACCTGGAGCTAATCCAGATGATTGGAACATTCATATTTGTACTGCCGATGGTGGAATTGGAATTTGGAATAATGTATTCAGTGTTACAGATATGCGTAATGAAGGATGGCAAACAGGACAACCATTACGGTGTGCATTACAATTTGACAAGACAAATAATATAGTTATAGGTCATATCAACGGTAATTGGAAACGCAATACAACATTGAACACTACTATATCAGGACGTTCAAGTATTAGTTGGGCGAATCCAGCTTTGTTTATTGGTAAGTATAGTCAAAACATGAACTATAATATCCAAGCTGTCATGGCAAACATTGCTCCACGTGGACAGGGTTTTACTATTTGGGATGTAGAGTTTAGTGATGGCTTAAAATATGGAACATCCAACTATGTTCCACGCACTCGTTTGAACAGAGATGATATTTCACGTTTTGATCCATATTTTAATGATTGTGTTTTGTATTATGATGGTTGGGTAACTCCAAATGAAATGAAGGATTTGACCGGTAGACATGTATTTACTCCTACTGGAACTGCCGGAGTAAATAATGGCAAAACAACTAAACTTAATAATGCAAATTATTTTCAAGTTTTAGATAATTTATCTGATTTTGCATTTGGTACTGCCGGTACTAATACACCACCTAATCTACGAGTTGATTTAGCATGGGTTGGATACTATACTGGAGATACATCTAAATTATTTACAATGAGTTTCGGTTGTGATGCTAACGATCAATGGGCTTCTCTTATTAGAATGTATGTGCAAAAGTTTGATACTCAAGCTCCAGAAATAGGTTTAAGTACTCCTCCTAATGTAATGCTAGCAGATGTAGCAGCTGAATCCGCTGATTGGAATTTTGTATTTCCGTTGGCAACTGATAGATTTATAAATTTTACAACATTTGCTTTAATAAATGGTTTTTGGCATTCTTATAATAATGGTAGACTTGTTAGAAAATCTACTACAAGTATTGGAACAAGAGACCAATTATGGCTGGCCTATGATTTAGCACGACCTTTGATGATTGGTGGTAAATTAGGAGTAAACAATAACGATAGATGTGATACAGAGTTTTATGGTATCCGCGTCTATAAGAATTCAACTGGTGGAATTGTGGAAAATCAACTATCAATTCCAATCGAATGGGGTTTGATGCGAAATGCTTGATTATACTGGACCTGATGGTTCAAGCATTATCTTGGCTGAAGGCCGCCTTTCAGTTCTACTGTCGGGCCAGCAGGGTAATGCTTTAACAAAGACTCCATATGGTTTGTTCTGCCAGGCTCCTCAGGAGGTCACTGAGCAGTCTCCTGGGTTGATGCCGGCAGAACTCTTCCATCAAGTTCCAAGAACTTTCAAGTTGAATGCTGTTCGCGGTGAGAAGCTATCGATCGAACTACCAATGCTTCAGGCAGTCGTTAACTTTGAATGGAGAGATACACCTGTAGCTGAAGGTTCACTGTCTATCGTAAGTAGTGAGTCACATCGCAACATTGCTGGAAGGCATCAGTATTACCATGTCTCAGGTGGAATTGCGAATCAGTTTACTTCATATGTGACATTCGATAACAAAGAATCCGTTCTGTTTTCTAACATTGGAAATAGAGTTGTTAGCAAAGGTTTTGGTTGGTCGTTGACTGAAGTTATGACAACTAATTTCAAATTCGCAAAAATCGAAGTGCGAACTATCGGCGATGCAGCAGTCATCGAAATAATTGAAAGAGACTTCAATGCTTAATGTGAGCACTCTTCTTCCAACTACTGGCACTAGAGTTGAAGCTAGTGGCGCAGCCGCGGTAGGAGCATCAGCTCTCATGCAGTATATGTCCTGGTCAGAGATTGCCTCAGCAGTAGCAGCAGTATCAGGGATTATCATTCTTATCTGTGGTCGTATTTATTCGATCAGAGACGAACGACGGAAAGAACGTCAAGCTGAGCTTACAGCTAAACTCACTCAAGCAAAGATTGATCGTGAGTTATGTGAACTACAACTTTTGCGAGATGACATGAAGGAATTTCGCAAACGTAAGGAGAGACCAGATGATATCGATTCTATCATCCCTATGGTCTAACTATAGGTTCGCAATCATTGGAACAATAGCCGGTCTCTTGATAGGGATTGGAATTGGCTCTTGGATTCAGTTCAAGGTCAAAGAAGCAGAGTTTCATGAATTAACAAAAGAGTCACTGCGCATCCAGACAGAGTTGCAACAAGATGCAGATTTTGTTCGCAAACAAATGGAAGATTTAAGCGGTTCACTGGAGAAAGCCAATGAAGAACTCACAACAGTACGTACAGCTCTCACTACTGTTAGCACTCAGCTTGCTGTTGCTAACAACGAGTTGCGCAACTCCTACAAAGGGTTTACCAGCAAACTCGCAAGTTCCCCAACCAGTTGTGTCGCGGGACATAGCGTCGCAAACATTGTTGGAGTACTCAGACGTAGCATCGACGAGAACGAAAGCAGCAACAGAGAGAACCAACGCTGCGTTGAAGATCTCGCAAGATGCGCAAAGAGCGCTGGACAGTGCGGTATTCATCGAGCTTCCCTTCTTGAGCAAGGATGGCGACAATACGACATCATCTCAGGACAAAAGTAACTAAGGATAAGCCATGAGCAAGCTACCATCGAAAGCATTGAACTGGCCGATTATCTTTGAAGGCGTTCAACTGATTGCAGAGTCGGAAGGATGTAGACTTCAGTCATACCTCTGTCCAGCTGGAGTTTGGACTATTGGTTGGGGCGAAACTTCTGGTGTAAAGCAAGGGATGGTTTGGACTCAGGAGCAAGCGGATAATATCTTTTGCAAGAGTCTTCAGAAGTTTACAAAAGAAGTTGAAGCATTGGTTAAGGATAGTATCAATGAGTATCAACTTGCGGCTTTCGTCAGTCTTGCTTACAATATCGGGATAACTGCTTTCAAAGGTTCAAGCGCACTCAGGCATCACAATGCTGGTAATTTTGCTCAAGCAGCAAACGCAATCCAACTGTGGAATAAAGCTACTGTCAACGGAAAGAAAGTTGTTTTGAATGGATTGGTAACTCGTCGAGCAAAAGAGACTGCTCTTTATCTGCAAGAACCAAAAGAGTTCAAAGGACAAATTGTTGAACTGCCTCCAGTTTTACCTGATGCTGATCCTGATCTTGACAAACCCCTTGTCAAATCCGCCTCAGCACAAGCTGGTGCAGCGATTACTGCTACCGCAGCAACTGCTGGAGTTGCTGAAGTTGTGAATGAATTGGCCCCGACAATTGATGTAGTTAATACAATCATGAGATGGTCTTTACCTGTCATGATTATTGTCGGCTTAGTAGTTGGCGGAGTTGTTATTTACCGCGCATGGAAGCGTAGGCAAGATGGCTCAAATTGAACTTCCCGCGTACGGCTGGAAGCCGAGAAAATTTCAGGTAGAAGCCTGGATTGCGATGACGCGTCCAGACATCTATCGTGAAATTTGCTTAGCTTGGCATCGTCGTGCTGGGAAAGACGAAATTATCATGCAAGCAATTGCTGCAAATGCTATGCGTCGTCCTGGCAACTACTGGCATATGCTTCCGAAGCAGGATCAGTGTCGTATTGCAATTTGGGATTCAATCAATCCATCAACTGGTCGCCTTCGTTGGCAAGAAGTATTTCCACCAGAAATCATCAAACATGTTGATAATTCAGCAATGCAATTGAAGTTTATTAACGGATCGTCATATCAACTTAAAGGCTCTGACAACTATCAGAACCTACTGTCGTCACAACCTATTGGCATTGGGTATTCTGAAGCAGCTTTGGCTGATCCCGCCGCATTTGACTTTTTCTCGCCAATTTTGCTTGCTAACAAAGGTCAAGCAATTTATGTATCGTCTGTCCGTGGACGTAATCATTTTTATAAAACGTACAAATCACTCCAAGGAAAGAGCTATGCATTCACCAGCCACCTGTCAGCTGAAGATTCCGGAGTCTTCACTCCTGAAGAGCTTCAAGTCGAACGTGAACGTCTTATCGCGAGGCGAGGTGAAATCCTTGGAAACGCAATCTTCGAACAAGAATATCTCTCAAATTGGGATGCAGCTGTTATTGGAGCCGTCTGGGCAGCTGAAATTAAAAAGCTTCGCGATCAAGGACGAGTTACTCCATGCCCATATGATCCACGTTATCCAGTTACCACGTCTTGGGATCTTGGCGTGTCCCGTATGGATCCCACAGTTATCCTCTTTTGGCAGACTGTTGGGTTGGAAGAGCGCCTCATTGACTGGTATGTCGGCTATGAATTAGGGATTGACCATTATGCTTCAGTTCTTCGCGAAAAACCATATTTCTATGTGGGACATATTGGTCCTCATGACATTGGTAATCACGAGTGGGGTTATGGTATTACTCGGATTGCAGCGGCTCAACGATTTGGAATAGAGTTTACAAGGATTCCACGTGTCAAGTCTCGATTTGAGAACATTGGGTATGGCAAGTTGGTACTTGATCGTTGCATTATTAACGTATCAGATACTAAAGATCCTGGTGACATCCATGCTGATTGTGAGCATGTACTCGATGCTCTTGCACAATACCCATTCAAAGCAATGCCAAAAGGACATTTGGATGCAGATGGTGCAGGAGCGTATGCCAAGGAACCTGATCATGAGCATTGGACTTCTCATTACGCTGATGCAGTGTCAACGTATGGACACTTCTTATCGATGCAACGAGATTCTGCCAAGCGTGGATTGAGACCGCAAAGATTGCAAGGTTTGAATGCTGAACCAGCTGAATACAAAAGCAGCAAGTGGGATCCGATTGTTCCTCAACGATCTTATAGGACGGCAGCATCAATATGAGCACTGAAATTAAAGTCTCCTCTGTCGCCAAAGATTTAATTGCGGAAATCGTAATTGATAGGTATCGCAATGCCTACGATTATCGCAACACTGAAGTCGTATGGCAAGGTTTGTCAGCCCAAGCCTTACTCAACCGCTGTGAAATGCAACTGTCTAAAGAGTATTCAATTACTCAGAAGCAACAACTTTCTGAAACTTACGGCGATCAAGATATATTCAAATATGATTCATTGACTGTTGAAAAACTTGAAGCATTTGTTGATTGGTATGTCGACATTTTCATTGCTGGCATTGATAAAGTTTTCACAATCGAACCTACGCCAATACCAACGCTTGATAAAGAGACAATGAGAATCATCTCTGAACAAGTGAAGATACAATTGTGGCAACGAATGCAGGAAGTAGGTGTTCAAGATCCAGAACTTCTTATGCTTCCAGATGGAACTCCATCACCACAACTTCAGACATTTATTCAAGCGCAAGTCAAAACAATTCAACAACTTGAGAAAGTAAAGATTAGAGCAGCGGCAACTGAAGCAGCGACATTCGTGCAAGAGAAAATGCGAGATATGATTATTGAAGGTGATTTTCGTCGTGCATATATTGCCTTCACGCGTGGTCGTGCTGCTTTCGGTATTGGTGTGATGAAAGCACCTGACTGGCAGCGTCGTCGTGTATTACGTCATGTTGGTCAGCGTGGTCGTCCGAAGATGGAGCTTGTTCCGATTTTCCGCAATGTGAATTTACAACACTTCTTCCCATCTCCTGATGCAACACTTGATCTTCAGTCTTGTCTTGGAGTAACTGAGCGTCGTGTTGTTTCAAAAATTGATTTGATCAATCTTGCAAATCAAAAGAATTATGATGCGAGTAAAATAGAAGAGATACTTGATGAATTTTCATCGTCAAGTCGTGCGTGGCTTCCAATGGGGATGGATTTTAGAGATGATTGGGGTTCAGCAATTTGGGATACAGATCAGCCAATAGCTGTTTTGGTTCATCAAGGATATTTTTCTGGCGATGACCTTGCTGAAATTGGAATTAAAGGTATTAAGCAAACTGACTATGTGAATGCTCATGTTGAGGTTTGTGGAAATCGTACCATTCGTTGTGAGTTACTCAGAATGCCAGATGGTCCTGAGCGCTCATATTTTGCAGCACCATTCACTATGATCGGGGAGAAGTTCTGGCAGAACGTTGGTCTTGCCGCTAAACTGTATGACACGGAAATGCGCACGAATGTGATGCATTATGCTGCGATGAAAAACATGCTGAAGGCATCAGATCCTTCAGAGATGATCGACTCTTCAGCTTTCGAGAATCCAGATGAAATCAATCAGATCAAACCAGGATCAAAGCACAAGATCAACACCTCTTATGCAGGAAGTGCCAATGCACCAGATCCCATTCGTCCAGTCAGACAAGTTTCAGCTCAGTATCAACTGTTGTCAAACCAAATCAGCATCCAACGACGACTCGCTGATGATGCATCAGGGCTCCCGTCGTATGCTTACTCTGGCAGAGAAACGTTCTCGTCACTTGGTGAATATGCTCAACGAATGAGCAACGCCTTGCGCGGCATAAAGGGACCTGCTCGAACTGAAGACATTTACTTTACAGAACCAGCATTTAGCGCACTCTTTCGATACCTTGTTGAGAACAATGATGAGTTTGCGATGGGTCAAGACCTTCAGTGTAAGGTTCGTGGAATGTCAGGTCTTCTTGAAGAAGCGAAAGCTCAGAAGTCGATGGCCGATGCAATTCCGATTGCCGCACAAGGTGTACAAATGGGTGTTATTGATCAAGATATTCTCAAAGTTACCGTGCGTCAGACATTGGAAGAAATGGGCGTACCTGTTTCAACACTGTCTCCTGACGATGATCCGTTGGTCAATGCCATTATCGATAGTGGAATGGTAGGTGCACCAACTCAAGCAACAACTGTCAATATGAGTGAACAACTTCCTCAACTTGACAATCGAAGTAATGTAGTTCAACCAACCATGGATGCGTCAACACAACAGTCCGCATTTGGAGGAGTATGATGTCCAACAACCCAAACAATCGTTCGCGGGTGTACGGTCAACAAATGCGTGACCAATCAGTTCCCGTTTTCACTGAGCTCAGCCAGGATCCAGTTAGTGCGATTTACGTTATTCGTGATCGCAATCCTGTTATCACTGCTTACAACCTTCCTTCTGATACGATCATCTGGATCGAGATGGTCGAGTTAACTGAGCAAACAGTTCCTTGGCGCGAAGGTTGTTGTGTCAAAGAACTACCACCACAACAAGTCATCTCAGTCAATCGCATCCGTTGTTCGCAATGTACAGCAGACACCGATGCAACACAACTGCTGCAATTTGCTCGTATTACCACCAAGAATCCAGTTGTCGAGTTGAACTTGCCTTATGGCACGTATTGGCAACTGCGTTGGGATGGTCCTGGTCTTGGTGACGTTTATGTGCGTCTCTGGGAAAGCCATCGTAAATTCGACGCCTCTCAACCAACTGTTACCAATGGTTGTCCGTGTATTCAGTACATTGACGATCCTGCTGCATGGATTCCGAACAATGTTATCCGCTGCAATGAGGATACTGGTAATGTTGAAGGAGAATTTCGTGATCCTAATAACAACCAGACTGCTTGGTTTGTCGTAGAACCAATTTGGTGGCGTGATACTGGAGCAACTCGCGAGTATTGTGATCCGGCCAATCCGTCTCCGAATCCAGATTCTCCCGATCCGATTGCTACTGCTGACGAATCCTACGAAAAGCAGCAAGTAAATCAGTGTGGACACATTCGTTGGGTCAATGCCAACTGCATGTATTGGACACCAACTGGGTTGATTCGTGAACTTCATCCTGTGGATGATGAACAGTTTGAAAAGCAGATGGTCAACCAATTTGGTCGCTTCCGCTGGGATGTTGTAGATGAAATGGTTTGGACAGAGACTGGCGAAGAACGTGAACTCTGCGAACCTGATGATCTGATTTTTGAACGTCAACTTGTCAACCAATTTGGTCGTTTCCGTTGGGACGAATATGAGTGCATGACATGGTCTGATACAGGACTTGTGCGCCCAGTTTGCCCTGATACCAACGACGAGTATGAGAAGCAACAAGTAAATCAGTTCGGTCGCTTCCGCTGGATCGATGTTGACTGCGTGAATTGGACAGATACTTCCAATCAGCGAGAGTTTTGTCCTCCTGAGGATGATAAGTTCGAGCAAGAACAGTCCAATCAGTTTGGTGGAACTCAGTGGATTGAAGTTGAGTGCATGACTTGGAATCGCACTGGTCTTGCTCGCGAACTTTGCGAGATTGATGACGAGAAGTATGAAGTTCAAGAAGTCAATCAATTTGGTAGAGTTCGTTGGATTGAGTCTGAATGCGAAATGGTGTGGGAAGACACTGGAGAAACTCGTGAACTCGTGAACGTGATCGAGGAAGATCCACCAGCTGATCCTCCAAATCCACCGACATTTGAGTACGATGACGAGATCTTCGAGAAGCAGCAAGTCAACAATCTTGGTCGCTTCCGCTGGATTGAAGCCACTGTTCCGATGTCTTGGTCAGCTACTGGAAAATACGAGACAACGAAGGGCGTTCTCCAATTCCAGAAAGTTAACCAGTTTGGAAGGTATATTTGGCTGCCAGTTGCAGAGTCTTACATTGCACCTGTTTGCTTCCAACCTGCAGTCAATCTCGATCTTGAAATAGAGATTGTTTCGTCTTCAGTTTCCAATCCTACCATCGATACTGTTCAAGCAGTCAGAACAGTTCAAGTAGCAGTCACAGTTGAAAAAGGATACGGCTTTATTGCTGGTGATGATACTGCTGATCCTGATGCAGATGTTCTTGTACCGCATCCAGTTACTGGCGCGGTCGATTACGTGGCGATTTACCCGACGCCACGGCCTGAAGCCACCGTCGAAGTGTATGATACTCTCGCAGTCGGTGCACGTGTCTTGCTCGGGTATGCAAGAAACAACCCGCTCGGTTTAACATAAGGAGACCATCATGAGCGCTTTTGGCAAGTCTTTCAGCTTCACAGGTTCGCCTCGTCCTGCCGCAACAACGTCGCCTCTGAACATTACGCCTCGAGTGCGTGTTGGTCAAGGCACGACAAGCAAACCTCCGCAAAAAGCCCAAACTGGTAGCGCGTTGCGTCTTACCGGTAAGTGCGTCAACTGCAGATGAAACAGTTTTCATTTCATCTCTTGTCAACCCCTGAGTTGCATAATGCTGTGACTCAGGAGTTTTCAACAAACTCAAGGCTTAAAGAAATGCTGACTGCATTTGCTGAGCGGGTAGTTCTTGAGAGTCAACAACGACTTATCAAATATCCGCCAGATGTGTTGACAGCATCAACGTCAAATCGAGAACTTGGTCGACAAGAAAGTATGAATCATCTTCTCACACTTATTAACAAGGAACTGGCATGACTACCTCGCTGAGTCGGACTACTTCCGCTGCAGAAGCTGCGCGGGCACATCATTTTGTATCTCAAGGATTGAATCCCGACGGCACTCCGATACAAGTATCAACTGATCAAGTTTCAATTCAGTCAGTAACTGTACCTCTGGATCAAGAAGTTGATCCAATCACAGTTCAACCAGCTGTACCTGCAACTAATGGAGTTGACAGTCAGAATGAAGTTGAAATTCTTCGTGCTGAACTTGCCAAGCTTCAACGCGATCATAACTCTGTTATTGGTCGCTTAACGCCGACACAACATGAGCTTGAGGTAACTCGTCGTACTTTGACTGACGCTCAAGCTTTACAAGCACAGCGTGAAGCAGAAACTCAGCAACGTATTGCTGAACTGCAAGCTCAGCTTGAAGAACAACGAATGAAATCTTTCAATCCACGTGAGTTGCTTTCTGAAGAAGAAGCATCCATGTTTGATGAACATCAACTTGCCGCAATGACAAAGGTTGCTCAAGCAATTGCTGCTCGTGAAGCAACCAGAGTCCAACAAAATCAGGAAAAGGTCATTGAGAAAGTCAATGCCAACTGGCAAGAACAAAATCGTCGTGACAAGATTGCGAACACACTGGCCAATCCTCAATTTGGTCTTGACTGGATTCAGTCAAAGGCAGAGGATCCAGCGTTCAATGAGTGGCTTACATCTGATGAAGGTCTTGTAGCCAATCAAATGCTTACCAATATGCTGAACGCAAAGTCTGAAGACATTCATCGCTTTGCGCGCATTGCATCAAAAGAACTCGGAAAATTCCCAGGTCACCCGTCAAAGACTCAGACGTCTTCATCGGCTCCAACTGGAGGGGATTTGCCTAATCGCCTCGCGGCTCATGTCACGAGGAATTCCAGTATTTCTGCACTCAACGACCAACAAATCCAGGAGAAGATTGCAGAAGCAAATGAACTCTCCGCCCGTGGCGGAACAGCTAATCTCGCGAAAGCTAAAGCAATCCTAGATGGATTGGCCACAGCCTACGCTCGACCAAGGAGTTGACATTATGTCTGCAAATCAAGTAAGGGCTGCTGGCTATGCCGGTGTTGATCCCTTTTTCATCCCTCCCACAATGACGGGGCAACTCATTTATGAGTACCATCGTTGTGCACTCACGCCCGCGCTCGCCAAATCGAACTTCCTCCGTGAAGGACAACTGTTCTGTGGTAGCCGTGCAATCTTTGGCCGCGTCAAGAAAATGCGGACGTTTGGCTATCATACCGACAACAATGAAGATCCACCGATCACCGGCGGTCCGCAGATCGAGCCGGATTCCCTGAAGGTCTGTCAGTCCTTCAAGTTCGACATCAAGCTCTCCGAAAATGATCGACGCTTCATGTGCGCAAACTATGCGGAATGGATCAAAGTTCTCCAGCGTCAGGTTGACGACAACCTCGTGGATAACATCGACGAGTACTCCATCGCCGTTATTCAGATGTCTGCCCACCCCGACAACGTCGGCGTGCAAGCTGGTCAACTGAATCACCTGATCAACCTCGGTGGCCAGGGCGGCACAGGTAATGAACCGCTGCCCATCACCACTGTCGCAGAGTTCAAGCGCGTCATCGATAATATCCGCATGGTTACCAGCCAAGCCGGATGGCGTTGTGACAGCCGCGAAACCCCGCTTAGCGGTGACGGTGTCAGCAATCCTGTCATGGTGCTTCCCGCCATGCTCGAGCCGATCGTTACTGACTACATTGCCGAATTCGAAAACGGTTGCAATTGCGGCCCGACTTCGAACTTCCGTTCTGGTCAGATTGGCGTGATTCGCAACATGGACGTCATCATGTCCGAGCGTCTCCAGCCTGCGAATTTCGGCGGAACCCAACTTGTTGCTCCCGTGCTCGTCGTCGATCCCGACCAGATCCTCCATGCGATGGACATCATCGTGAACAAAATCTGGGAAGACAAGTTTGCGCAACACTTTGTCGGCGAGTGCGTTTACGACACTCATGTTATCAACAAGCATGGTGTGGTTATCGCCAACGTCGGCATCGCCATCTAATTCAAGGAGTTCATCATGCCTTTCAATCCCAAACCCGATGGCGCCCTGCAGTTTGGCAAGGGTGGCCTTCCGAAACCAGATCCGTATGCGGCTACGATGCTTGACAGCTGTTGCGGTTCCGGCAAGGTCGACATCGATACCCTCGTCAATCCTCTTGGTGCCGACAATCGTCTGAGCCACACAACCCCGACTGGTTGTCGTGACTTTGGCGTGTTTGGTTCCCGCGAGCAGGAAGCCGAAAACGTTGAGATGATCGAGTACATTAATGATGTTGGCATTGGTGCCATCATCTACCTGTTGCGCTTGCCGTCCTTTGCCCAAGTCACCTCGTTTGCCGCGTCAGTTATGGCTCTCGATCCCGGACTGTCCTTCAAGGTTGTTGGTCGCAATGGTTTGCCGCTTCCTACGACTGGCAAAAAGATCGAAGTGCCGCGTGAAGGTTGTCAGCAGAAGAACTTAGTTGAGTCGACAGCTGCTTTGACAGCACTCGACGCGTTGGTTGCTCCTGCTGCTGCCAATGACTCTGAACACTTTGTGTTCATGGGTGGAACGATCGATACTCTTATGGGTAATTCGAACGACATCGGCATTCAAGTGGTTACCATGCCTACCAGCGGTAAGGTGACTGCAAACAACCTGCTGGAACTCACCGTTTCATACGACGTCCCACTCTTCCTCCGTAAGTAAGCGGTTGGATAGACTGAAAGGAGTAACATCATGCCCAGTTTCATGCAAAGCCGAATCAACGGCCAAATTGTAGCAGTACCAACAGCAGCAATTGCTGGTGGTCTTGCATACACGTTCGTCAAATCCGAACAAAACGTCGACATCGTCGAAAAGGATCCTGTTTCAGGTATGCCTCTCGTCAATGTTGAAGGCGTGAAGTTCAATGCCGCAACGCAATCTATCGCTCGAGATGCTAATGGTGGACCAACACCAACTCAATTGAAAGGCATCTCTGGTGATGCAGCAACCAAAGTCGCTCAGCGTCTTCCTCATGTTTCTCAAGAGGAGTCGCAACGCGCTGCGGTTGAGCGTAAAGCAAAACTTCAAGTGAAAGCTGCAGCGTCAGCTGAGGTGTGATATGTCTCCGGTAAAACTCAGGCAAGGCAGTAACGGCTTACAAGTCGCGACGGCAGCAACCATGACCAAGGGTTGTGGTTGTCTGCCTGAGTTTCCACCTGAGCCATGTCCAGTTCCACTTATACCAAATCCATGTCTATCTGTTCCGCAATGCAGTAATATGTTGGGATGGGCAGTATGGTTGTCTGAAGTAATGGTTGGTATTGATAGTCCAAATGAGGATATTGCTGCCAACTATGTACGTCAAACAGCAATAACTTTTGCAGACGAAGCAAAAGTACTTCGTCGTCATATCACGTTCCAACCGCCATTTTGTGATCAAGCGTACAAACTACCATGTCAAGAAGGAGAGCGCGTTGGTGGAGTCATCAAAGCACTTCTTAAAGGATGTTGTGGAGAAAGAAGCGTCCCTGTTCGTGAATCATGTGATGGTATACGCTTTGTTAATGCCGACTGTGCTTGCATCCATCTTGATGGTCCAATTGAAGTGGAGTATTATGTTGTTCCAACAGAAGATGCTTTGAGATTTGACGAAATTCTTTATAGAAAATATCGTCGTCCAATTGCTGAAGCTGCACGTGCAGACTATGTTCGTGCAACTCATTTTCGTGATTACAAACTTCTCAGATCAGTGCAAGCAAAAGAAGTGTTTGAGCAAGATATTGCAAAAGCTCGACATGGTGCTACTGAGTTTAGCCAACGCACACCACATCGGAGCGCATTGTGATTTATCACGACTTTCTGTTGAACATTGCTGCGACTCTTGGCGACAATCGTCCTGGTCACGAGTTTGAACGGTACTCCGTCGACTACTTGTCGAGAGCCGCGCATCAAGGCTTGATCATTGCTTCAAAAGAGCGTCCAGATTTGTTTACTGAAACCGCGATTATCAAATTGCGTGCTGGAGCATTCCAAGATGCACGTGAAGAGTTTGATGAACTGTTTGAAGTTGTTGCTCAATGTGATGCTGACGGATGCATTCTTCGCCATCTTGCAGGTTCTCGACCAACGGCTAATACTGCGAAGAATACCTGGACTAAGGCTCCTTGTCTTGTAGATCAATGTGATGTTGGATTTACGATTTCATCTGCGAATATCGATACTCTTGCTCCTGGTCGCTTTACAGTGATGCCACCAGTTCCTACTGATTGCGAAGCATATGTGTTGGCACGTGGCATGAGTAATCCGCAACAATTGTCAATTGATGATCTTCAAAAAGATTTACATTGGGATGAACTGTTATATGCAGTCGTTCCATATTTTGTGTATGCAACCGCTGCTTTGACTGATAAGGATGATGCAGCCCATCAACGGCTCATGTCAACATTCTATCAGATGTTACAACGAGCGTTTGACATGAAGGTAAACATTCAGTCATCTGATCGTCCAGATGATGTAACGGCGAGAGGTAATAATCGTGCCTAAAGTTGATGACTGCAAACCTCGTTTGCCTCCTCAGCGTTGCATCCCAAAGTGTGGTCCACTTCCTGATGGAGTGTATCAGAATGCACGCATTGTTGTTGAATGCGGATGCATTACAGACATCAAACCTGGTGAACCATTTGTTCTGAAACCTGAACCATGTTGTTCAACAAGTGGTCAAGGTGGAAGTAGTGGAAGCGGCGTCAATACAGTAGCCACTCCAACAATCAATTTCTTTGGAGATGGTGACACCAATCCATTGTCTGCCAATGTTCGCGTGTCTCCTGATAGTGGCAATATTCTGACTGTTAGACCAAACGGAGTATTTGCTGCTGAGCCAACGATCCAAGCAACCGTTGCAATCGATACCACGTCGCCATCTGTTACGTTATCAGGTAACGGTACAACGACGTATCCGCTACGCGCAGTAGCAAGATTGGATCCGGCGGTTGACAATGCTCTGAAGAATACTCCTGCAGGTCTTCGTGTTGATCCAGTCAGTGTTCGCTTTTCTTCAAATGCAGCGAACATTATTAAGAATGGATCTGACGGAAACCCAGGTGCGTTCATCGAGAAAGAAGCGATCTGGGAGTCAGTCGATCCAGTCTGGCTGACTGGTCTTGGAACTGACTTACAAAAACTCGGCGCTCGACTCACACTGTCCGGTGACCCTCTGAATGCGTTAACTCGACGCTTTGCGTTGGACGCACAGAATCGTCCGATTGCAGGATTATACGCCAAACAGGAAACGTCGGTACTTCAAATTGTTGGTGGTGTTGGTGTCAATAACGCTGATCTTGTTGCAGGCATGACCAAGAACATTGAGACAGGCGTTACAATCTGGATTGGCCGTGCTAGAGGAACGGTTTCGGCAGGGCCATCGCAACTTCGTCCAACAGTAACTGTCACTGGTCCAACATCAAACCTTAGCATTAGCACAAGTAGTGCTATGTATGGCACATCAACTGGATCTATTGCTGCGAACAGTATTACATCAACTGGCACTGTGACAAATATGACACCGTTCACGGTTGACATTCCACTTCCAGGTGGATATGTTTGGCGTGATGCTATTGCTTCAGCTGTTGATGCTCCATCAGCTTATGTTTCTGTCGTTCAAACGATGATTATTGGTGGAAATACAGCAAGAATTGTCGGACATTGGTGGAGTACATCAGCTCCAAGTGGAAATATGCAGTTCATGCTTGTTCTCAGAGGATACGATTCCAACTTTGGGGAGTTCGGACCATGACCGATTTGAATTCACAAGTGATGGTTCCTGATGACGATGTTGAAGAAGTTCAACAACGAGAATGGGGTCATCCAAATCGTCGCAAACGCGGTGAACGTCATTGGGGCATACCTCCAATTGAGTTCAAAATTGCACTTGACTCAGTTGAGATGATTGCTTTTGGACAAGAGGCTCGTGTTGAAAATCTTGGTACGTCACAGAATCCACGTTTGAAGTTTTTCATTCCTGAAGGTCGTCCTGGTAAAGACTTCCAACCTGATCGTGGATATACTGGCGAACATCTTGGCATGGAATTTAAGAATGGTGCAATGAAAACACCGGACTATTCTGTGCGTGTTGTTCGCAGCATTATTGCAACTGGTGTTGGCATTCAAGTCAAAAGTGAATTCACTGAAGCTGGCGCAGTATCGATTGAAATCAATGCTGAGCCAATGATTGATGAAATCGTGAGTCGAATTGCTTTGCAGTTTGATGAACGACTCAGCAACCTTGAAAAAGCAGTGAGCTTTGATGAATTTAAGAAAGCGATTGAAAGCTATGCTGCTGATTATCGTGCAAAGATGACTGAAATGTCAGAGATGAAGCTTGCATTCAACTTGCTGCAAAGTGAGTATGAGCGTCTCAAGATTGCATTTAACAATCATGTAGGTGTGTGATGCCAATCGCGCCCACCATTACGTACTCAATGTTCAAGAGCGCTGTGCTCTTCGCTAGCCCACATCTGTTGGGTGAAGGTGAGTCACATCGCGCAGTCGATGTGCATTTTGAGAATGGTGTGCTCAAACCTTTCTTCGACACTTCTTTGGAGTTACGTCTCGATGAGGGAACTAGGACGGTATTTCTACACGAGTGTTGCTGGATACAAACGCCAGAGTGCGCAGCCTTTACTGAGGGGTCACCCACTTGCAATGAAATTTATGCAACTGGGATCGCACCATTCCCAGTCGAAGGACGAGTCAACGAGTCAGATTGTTCAGTTACCTGGCGACGGCTTGGAGTCCCATGTCCTCCAGGACAACTTACAGCTGTTGTGCATACCGTTGGAGGAGCAGAGAAAGACGTTGAAGGCAGGTCTTATGCGTATGCTTACAGGAACAGCAACGGATTCACAGGACAACTGTCAGCAGGATCTATGTCCCAACTTATCAGAGACGGATCAACAGTCATAGTTACTGGCTGGGAAATTCCACCTCCTGAATGGGACATACAAGAGATTGTCATCTATCGTACTGTCTCTGGAGCACTTAGCGGTCAAGCACCTGGTGCAGTGAAACTTGAAGTTAATCAACCTGACACATTCTGGATGGAAGTTGGCGTCATCGCAGTGACTGACACAGAGTTCTGGGATTCGAGACTGAATGAAGAACTGACCAATGCATATACATATGAGCTCTTGCCACCACCTCCTGCAGACTTGCAAGCAATTGGTAGTATTGATTCGATGAATGTGTTGTTCGGATTCAAAGGTCGTGAGCTTTACTTTTCAAAGAACAACATGCCTGATGCATGGCCACATCGCTTCACGCTTGATGATACCATCAAAGCCGTTGTAGAGTCAGGAGGATTTATCTATGTCGCCACAGACGGCTTCCCGTACATCCTCTCGGCGACAGACGACTGTGCGCACGCGGGATGTCGACAAGTACTCAAGGCGCAGATCAGCGCGCCAATGTCAGGACTTGGTACTAGACGTATGGCCGCTATTCAAGGAGGCGCAGTTTATCCGTCCAAGCGTGGTCTCGTACAAGTATCTGGGACAGGACAGGTTACATTCATCAGCCAAGGATTGCTCAATCAACAACAATGGGATGAAATTATCCCTGACACAATTGTACCTGTCCATTATGAAGGCAAGCTATTCATTTTTGGAAAAGGTAGAAGTTTCGTATTCTACATTGCTCAAGGTCCTGAAGCTAGACAACCAATCGCAGGATTGAGTGAACTTTCTGATACAGATGTGATTGATGCTTTTGTATCACGTCAAGGATGGCTTTGGCTTCAGAAAGCTGATGGCATGTGGAAATGGGAAGGTTCACCACAAAAGCGTAAGTATATGTGGGAGTCTCTCGAGATTCGTGCTCCATCAGCAATTGGTTATGGAGTACTCCGTCCAACTGTTGATGGTGGTGGAGAGTCGAAATTTAACATCATTATCAATAATGAAAATAGATATTGTTTTGATGTTGGCCGTACAAATAACTATATGCTTCCAACATTTTTGATGGGTGAACGGTGGCGTGTTCGCATTGAAGGCGATGCAGTTATCAGTTCATATTCAATGGCCCAAAACTTGTCGAAGTTGAGATTATGAAATTCGCAATGATTCTTCCTGGCAAGAAGCTTGAGGATGCAATTCAAACCTCTTATATGCTTGTAGATGCTTTCGATCGATTTGGTTGGAAGTTCCAAGCAGAAGCATTTGGCATGCATTTTCAAACTGGTCGTATTTTGGTACAAGCATTGGTACCTGATGATGAAACAGAACTCAAGAATCCTGATTGTTTGAAAGAAGTTGCAATTCTTCAATATCGTTATCGCTGGTATGAAGATCCAGATCAACGTGGATGTGTTGTCCTTCGTTATGAAGGTAAAAACATTCTGTATTACGTGCGTGAATATGCGCGTGAGCGTGGCATGAACTGGATGGAGTATCCGAGAGACGGTGGCGGAGACCATATTGGTGAGCGGGTTTATGTCCGTGAACAACTCATTCAACCGGTGACAGAAAATGCCATCAGTTAACTCAGTTCATGACGCCGCGTATACAGCAGTTGCGAAAGCACAAGCTGATGCCGCGAAAGACACAGCACAAAATCAGATGTTGTGGGAACTTGCTATTCTCGCAGCAAATGAACTGTTGAAACGCACTGCTGCTGGTTTCCAAGCTGAGCTTGCTGATTGGCAAATGGATATGGCCGAAGATATTCAAGCCCATTGGGAAAAGTTCTTGCCTTATGAAAGACAACTCTTGCAAGACATCTTCGCAATTCCGAAGTATTCTCCACTGTATCAAGCGTTGGCTGATCAGTATGGATCTATTGTCATTGACAGCTTCTGGGCTAATCATGACGATTATATGGATTTTCTTGATACTGTCTGTTCTGACAAAAGTGATTTCTGCTCTGACGTAAGGTGGAAGAATGAGATGGCTTTGGCCGAAGCCGACTTTAAATCTTACGCATGTCGTGTTGAGGAGCAGAGAGAGCAGGCTTTGAATGATTTACGTTATGCTTGGCGCTACGCTGTTCTTGGTCTTGGTCGCGGCATATTGCCGGATCTTGTATCGTTCTCTAAAGTCATTGGACAGTCAGCAGATGGTTCTGATTTGTGGCAAGGATTGATGCGTCTTGGTGCCAACATCGTGAACTTCAAACCGCCTCCTGCTCAGATACCATGGCAAGGACCAGTTGTTACATCCACTGCTCAGTATGGATTTACTATGGAACCGGCTCGTGCAGGTGTTCCACCAAAACCTGTTCCAACACAGACAAGTATTGAAGAAGAACTTCCAGCACTTTCAGGTGAGGCTTACTAATGGCCGGCATAAGCGGTTCAGCCTATCAAGAAGCTGAACAGACACGACAAAAGGCTGCGAAAGAAATTGCGCAGATGATGCTGCCGCTGCTTCTTGCACGGTTGGCACTCGCAGTTGCATCTGCAATTGAAGCTTATAGAATGCAGAAGCGTTCTCATGAGCTTCAACTCAACATTATGAATCGCCAACTTGAGCGACTCAAGATGTTCTGGCCCTATGAGTTACAGCAACTTGCTGAGTTTGGAGTTGATGAACCAACTGAGTCAGTAGAAGCAATGGGTCGTCGTTATGCCGGTCGTCTTGTTCCAATGGTTGCAGGTAAGTATGCAAATCTCATAGCCGAGACAAGATGTAATGCACCAAAATACTGTACCTCAGCAAATGAACAGAACATGATGAATCTCTATATTGGTCGTGCGATCGATGAAGCAGGTGCTCGTGTTCAGGGAAGACAAATCGCATTTACAGAATATCAAGATAAACGAAGTACTGTTGTTAATCGTCGTATTCAAACTGTAGCTCTTGGCAATGGTCTTGGTGGACAAGCTGTTACGTTTGCAAGTCAATCCAATCAGTACTATCAAGGACAGATGGCTGCAGCCATGCAAGGTGTCTCTGGAGCACTTGCAGGAATTGCAAACAACTATACATCTACGCCTGCTGGTCTTGATGCTACTATCTTCCACAGTAACTCTATGCAACTTGCAGGAGGCACAGGTTATGTTGCTCCATTTGGAAATAGCGCGACTTTCTATAATGTGGCAAATGGCATGTCTTCTCCGCTCGATGCAGGCTTGCAAGGTTCAAATTATGGAATTGTCAACTCGGCCGCTTCTCGGGGTTTATGGCCTGCGAGCGATGCCGCTCATACAGCGGTAATGGAAAGAGACTGGTTTAATGAAGGTGCAAACCATGGCGATGCCGCAGTTCCAGTGTGGTATAATATAGTGCGAGCAGGTCAGTGGACCTTCCCAGTGATTGGTATTACTGGTGGTTCTGTTATTGTTGACCTTGAACGCTATATCACTGACTTTCAGTATGCCGATGACATGCCAGTCAAAGGCACAATTTCCGGTCTTCAGATGTAAGGAACTATCATGGCTGGCAGAAGCGTTTGGAATCAGATTGATTGGGATCCGTTTACAACTGGTATGCGGAATTCACTTGCTCTTAATAGGGAGCATCTGCGCTATGGACAAGAATATGACAAAGCGTTTCGTGACATGGGAGAAAGGGTCGAGCAGCAGAACCTCGACACTTATCTGTCCAGTATCCCGGCGAATCAAGCTTTGGCCGCGTCGATGGGACAAGACCGTGGCGAATACTGGCAGAATCAGCAAGAGTCAATCTTGCGCGATCCACAGTTCCAACGTCTTATGCCACAAACCCAGCAAAAGATACTGAGTAAAATCAGAGAAGGTGCTCAGACTGACGTCATGAACATGTTCCAACGCGGTGAGTTTGAAGGTGCTCGCCGCGTAGCAGAAACAATGGGACTCGTGTCTCCGTCAAACCAATACCTTGAGGCAATACAAGCAGAAAATCCAGCTGCTGCATCTCAAGCATTGGCGAACATGAACCAACAATGGCGTGGAGAAGTTGATCCAACAACCGGTGCTTTGACAATCAACAATCGTCAAATTCCAGCTGATGTGTGGATGAACGAACTCGCTCGTCGAAAACTTAGTCAACCAGGTGCCGCATCAGCTGGTTCTATAGCTGAGCAGAATCTCCAACGTCAGTTAGAAGCACAAGGTCAGACACGTACTCAACTTGATGAACGTCGTGGCGAACAGGAACAAGCGCGTAAATTGCAGGCAGCAATGATTGCCGCCCAACTGTCTCAACTGCCTGAGACTCCTCAGACAAGAGAAGTTATGCGCATGCTCAATGAGATTATTGGGATTCAAACTCCTGAGACTCAACCAGCAACATCAGGTTTTGAAGTAATTGATTTTACTCCACAAACACCGCTAGGTAGCGTATTTGAACAACAATCGCAACCGTTATCATTGCCTGACTTATCAACGTCAAGCGCCGTACCACCTGTAAATGCAGCTGCTCAAACTCCAAGTGCATATAAGGCAACACCTCCTGGAATAGCAGCAATGGGTGCAATGGTCGGTGCTCCAACTTCGAACAATCCAATTACTGCCAGATTGCAGAAAGCAGGACGCGTTAACCCACTGCTTTTTCTTCCAATGATCATGTCTCAAAACGCACTTGATCAAGCAAGAGAAACCAGAGAAGCCGTGCCTAGCGGTTCTCTGATTGACAGACTCAAGTATCAATATGGGATCGGACAATGACACCCAATCAGCAAAGACTGCGTGAGAAATATACGCAAGCACTCGGCAACCAAAATGTTCGCCAACTGTTGAACGGTATCGGTCATACTGAGTCTGGTAACCGATACAACATACGATATTCAGGTGAGCGAGGTGGTGCGAAGATAGACACCTCAGCTCCTGGAGACCATCCAAATATCCTTGCATCTCGCAAGGATGGACGAAAGTCTTCAGCTGCTGGTAGATACATGTTCACAAATCCTACTTGGCGAGATGCCAAGAAGGCGTTAGGTCTTGATAATTTCAATGATCCAAAACAACAAGATCTTGCCGCTGCTTGGTTACTCGATCAAGTCAAAGAAGGTGGTAAGTCTGGTCTTCAACATGCGATGGCTGGAGACATGGTTAATGCCTCTCGTGCTGCAGGTCAGTCACGTGGATGGGAAGCAGTTGCCAAAATAGGACCGGAAAAATTTGCAAACAATCTTGCCAGTTATCGTAGTGTTCCTCTTGGTGAGATGAATAGAGGTGGAACCGGCACTGCACTGTCTGGAACTGAACCAACTGCTGTAGCAGCAACAACTCCAGAACCTCCTGCTGATACTCGTCGTCTTGGTCGTATTGGTACCGTACGTGAAGGTGAAGGTACATCATATGGACCTGAGCGTCCAGGTGGTGGCGACTTTATGTACGTGTCCAGTCAAAATCCACAAGCAGGAGCAGATAGTTTCCAAGCAGCAATGCAACGCGCACATGCATCTGTTGATCAACGTCTTATTCCTGGAACTCCTGAGTCTTATACTGTTAACCCACTTCGCCGCATGATGCATGATTTGGGTTGGAAGATGGGTCCTGCTCCTGGATCAGGTGCACCACTTGGAATTGATCCAGCTTTGGCTAAAGGTGTATCTCCTCAAGACTGGGAAAAGAACATGCGCGAGTTCTTTGGCGCATCGAAGACTTCTCCTATCATGGACGAATTTATGAAGCAGCAAGCGCTACCACAACAAGCAGCTGCTCCAGTTCGTGATGCCAATATCTCACCCGTTAACTCTGGCATGACTCAGTTTCAACAACAGATGGGTGGGGCAGAGACATTTCCAGTTGTGCCTCCTGGACAGACATGGCAACAGACTTTGAATCCTTTGTCTGATGCTCGTAAAGAAGCAAATGATTTGATGTTTGGCGATCAAGCACAAGCAAATATGCCAAATTGGCCTGCTGGACTCAATGACGCGATCAACTCCGCAACTGAGGAGAATTGGAACCGTGGCTAACGAATACACATACGCGCTCGGAAAGGGCGACACGTTTGTTCCTTTCACAGACAAACCAGTTGCATTAACTGCTCCAACTCCACGAGCACCAGCTGGATCTACTCAAGATCCGATGGCTGGAGTTATGCGTCAATTGTCTCAATTTGTCAATCAGCAAACAAGACTTCAAGCAGCACAGCAGAAGGCAGAAGCCAAAAAGCGTCCTGAACTTCCAACTCTTGAAGAAGTGGCAGCCGCTGAAGGATGGACAACTGAAGATGCGCAAGAGAGGTATGATAACTTCACACGTCGTATTGCTTTGGAAGCTGCAGGCAACAAGATAACGAACATCGACACAATTCAGAATAATGTTAGATCAAGATATGATCCAGATTTTGAGTCATGGTTGACGTCTCGTGGTGGAAGTTCATTGCAGAAACCTGCGAAGGAAAGTTCGGCAATATCTGATACACTGTACTCACTGTTTCGTGGCGGTGCGCAGCAACTTGGTGAAGCGACAACAGGTATTGGGCAATTGTTGACTGGCGGCCATATGCCAGAAAGTCTTACTAGTTGGTTGGACGAGAAACGTGCAGAGTATGAAGCGAATCTTAGTCCTGAGACTCAGCGTCAACGCCAAGTAGTTCAAGAAACCGAGGGTTTTCTACCAACTGCATCTGCGCTTATGCCTTGGAATAATCCTCGAGCTCTTGCGACATTGGCGAGTGAGAACATTGCAGGTAGTATTGGTCCTGGTTTTGCAGTTCGTCAGGCTGAGAAACAGATTGCAAAGACAGTAACTGGTCAAGCTCTCAAGCGTGCAGCAGAACCAGTGACAAGTCGTTTGCCTGGATTTATTCGTAATGCTCCTGCTCCAGTACGTGCTGGTGCAGTTGGTGAAGCATTAGTAACAATGGGTCAGGAAGGATTCCAACGTGCGAAAGATGGTGATCTTTCACTGAATGACTATCTTGCATCACTTGGCATTGGCGCAACTACTGGTTTGATTGCGCTTAGTTCAGGTGGATTTGCAACACGTCGTGGATTTGGTAATCTCGAGTCAGCCCTTATTCCTGAGTCAATTCCAGGAGCACCTGTATTACGAGCTGGCGTTCGTATTCCAGGCACTGCGGCGATTGAAGGTCTTGAAGAAATTGCTCAAGAAGGTATGCAACAAATCATTGGCAATATTGCTGATGGTAAACCTTGGAATGAAGGTCTTGGCAATGCAATGGCCATGGGTGGTGTGCTTGGCTTTGCTATGGGTGGCACAGTCGAATCCGCTCGCACAGGTATTCGTTCATTACGTGGTGCTGAGACGAGTACTACACCATTGCCTGAAGTACCGCCAGTTCAACCAGCTCCTGAAGGTGGTCGCATTGAACCAACTGTAGGTGAAGCAGCAGTTGTTGAGCCAACGACTGAAGTTGTTGAACCTGCTGTGGCTGCTGCTGAAGAACAACCAACAGATATTATTGGTGCTCGCTTGAATAGCATTGCATCAATGGAAGATGCAGCAGCTCGTCAAACTGAAATCGAGACTTTTGCAGCCGAATTGCGTGAACTTACTGGAGCAGAAGTTTCAGCAACAGATATAACTGCACTCATAAACGAAATTCGCCAACAACTTCAACCCATAACAAGCACTGAAGAAGCTGGCGCTATTCGTAATGAAGCGCTTGCAGAGATTGGAGCAGAAGAAGCTCAGACTGTAATTGAAGATGCTGCCGCAATCTTTGATGAAGCGAATGCAACTGCTGAAGAAGTAGCGTCAGCAACAGAAAAGAGAAGAACGCGCAAAAAGAAAACTGAATTGACGCCCGCAACTGGAAACGTAGTTGAGGATATTGCAGCAATTCAAGATCCAGTTGAACGTCAGCAACAGATTGAAAGTGTCGCCCAGACACTCAACCAACCTGTAGAGCAGCTTGCTACAGAGGTTGAGTCCGTAGTTCAACGTAATACTCAAACAACTCAGGAGGTGCAAAATGCCTTGCGGACCGAAGAAAGGGCGCAAACCGCCCAAGAAGTAACAACTGGAACTGAATCTCTTGCAAGTATTGGTGGGGTTGCTACTGCTATATCTGATAATCTATATCAGATGCTTTGGAATAAAGTTCAGGCTGGCAGTACCATTGAGAATGGTCAACAGTCTGCTATACTTCAAGCTGCTAAACTTGTAAGAGATAACGGTGGATTACAAAGTCTTGAGACTTTCAAATCATTTGGTCGTCAGTTTGCAACACGAACAGAAGGTCTAAAAGGTCAAGAGCGGAATAGAGTAATCCGACAGTTGGTTTCTGAATTTATTCCACAGGAGGTAATCAATGAGCCTGAAACCGCTCAAACCGTCCAAGCAGAAACGCAAAGACAACAATCAACAGAAACAACGTTAGATCCAGTTCAAATTGTCGCTGAGTTTTCCGGACTTCAGGAATCCGCAGAATTGACAGCATTGAATGCTTTGGACTTGATCAACGAAGTAGGCACCAACGAGCAGGCTATCCGAACTGAGCGTATCCGTCAGACGTACGATCAGACAGGTGATCCTGCTCGTTTGATGCGCGATACTGCACGTTTAGTTGAGAGATTCAATCAGACAATAGGCAGATCAAGCACAACAACTGTTCAAAGAGATGGACTTGGTCGACATTTGAATGTGATTGAGGAAGACTATGTTAATAGACAGATTGGGGTAAATCGTTCTGCGGTCCTAGCAAGGCAAAACAAGACAAGCTACCTCGACGCCGTTGCTCGATTCGAGGAAGATGGCACTTTCTCCGCCGAAACTGCACGTCAGTTGCGTCAATTATCTACCGCGCTGCCTCATTTATTCAACCAAGTCGCAGTCTCGTTGACTGAAAAACCCATCGTATCTGCAACCTATAGTACAGACATGATGGAAGTTTTGCTGTCCCGTCTTGGTAGAACGAAGGAGTTGTTGGTCAACAATGAACCACATCAGGCTTTGCAACAAATGATGCTTCCAGCTTTGATGGGTTTGTCTCCAGAACACAAGGTTGCATTGTTGCGTGACTATAGAGCAGCGTTGATCAATGCTCAGATGGAAGGAAAGGTCCCACAAGGATTTTACGATACACGAACTGAAGTTCAGTTTGGATATATGATTGAACTGTCTGAGAGATTGCAGCAACAAGGAGTTCAAATGAACTCTCCACTGTGGCAGTTCTCTTCTCCTGAAGCGTACTTCCTTCACAACATCCAGCAGTATTTGAACACACCAAAACAAGTGGGAATTCTTCAGTCCTTGAAGAATGTGGTATCAAAGATTGCTGACTTGTTTAGAGTCTCTGGTGAAAATAAGCCAGGACATGCAGTTAAAGCAATCTTTAATGATATGATTTCACGTCCAGTGAAACCATTTGGTCGTGGATCCATCAATACAACTGCACCAATTATCAAATCAATACTCAGCGATTTTGGTATTGGGTTTAGAGGCAATCCAAAGAAAGCCATCAACATGTTCCGCATGGCTGGAGCTATTACTCCAGAACAAGAAACACAGTTGTTATGGCTTGTTGACAAATATCCAAGTTTGATGCGGAATATCAACTTCCGCATTGCAATGACTCACAGTGGTTCTCCAGCAACGGCTGGTAATGCAATCACTATCAACCCAAAATTTATTACATTTGCTCCATATGTAACAAATGCATCTGATGCTTTGAACCATGAGATTTTCCACATGGCCCATCATGTTCTCAAACCAGATACAAAAGAACGAATCAACACGATGTACAAGCTTGCAAAGCGAAACATCATTGATAATATCGGTAAAGAGGATGTCGAGTATGGTGGTAGAACCTATTATGGTTTGAAAAATGCAAATGAGTTTGTAGCTGAAGTTGGTTCAGCGCAACTCGAATTTGGGCTTACAGAGAAAGGAATACCATTCTCTACTACAGGATTGGCTGCAGCTAACTTCATTCGTGAATGGCCAGTTGATTCTCGCATTTTCAATGGGTTCAATGGTTTTGAAATTCTTGCTGAAGCTGATTTTTACTACAGTAATCCAGGTTATCAAGCTCTTGTTGACAATGGATATATTGCACCAGTTAGCGCAGAGCAAAGACTACTGTCTCGTCAGCAAGAACAAATCAACTCTCCACAATTCAAGTCATGGTTTGGTGACTGGACAGACACAACTGTTGAATCTTCAAAGGTTGTTAAGGATAACGGTCAACCTCTGATTGTTCATCATGCTGGTACGTTTGATCCAACATCTGGAACAGCTTTCAGAACAGAGTATGGAGCTCATTTTGGGAGTGAACGCGCAGCTCAAATACGCGATGAAGAAGTTTATCGTGCAGAACTTGCTGGTCAACTGTATGATGCTACTGAAATTGTCTATGATGAAGAATTTGATTCTTATACATGGAGAGTCAACCATAATGATGTAACGTTGCAACATGGATTTGAAACAGATGGCGAAATTTTTACTCGCGAAAAAGATGCCGAGGATGCTATCCAACAACTTGCTGATGATATAGCAAGTGAGGTTAGTGTCTATGGTGAGAATGGATTGCAATATCATTCTTACTATCTTGACATTCGTAATCCAATGCGTGTTCCTCATGAAAAACCAACTGAGTTTTGGACTCAAGACATTGCTCGTGCGAAAGAACTTGGCCATGATGGTATTGTGTATGAATCAACGGGCGATCCTGGAAGCAATTCATGGATAGCTTTCTATCCTGAACAAATCAAATCCGCTGAAATCAATAATGGAGAATTCTCCGGTCCTCTTGTGAATGAGAATATGCCAAGAGATACTCCAAAACATGGATCAGCAGCCTCTCAAGTATTGACAGCACTATCACTACCACCTGTAAGTTCTGAATCACTGCCGTCCTATGCAGACTGGAATGGAATGCAGAAATTCAGTCAACGACTTGCAACCACACTGTCAGATGCTTACACGCCAATTCGTCGTTGGCTTGAGCGTATGCCTGTATTGCCGGCCTTGAAACAGCGGGCTATTGATGCTCTGTATCTCGGACAGAATCTCGGTGCTTCAATGCGTTCTGATATTCAAGAAAATCATGGTGGTAAGGAAGCTCAACTCAGAATCAATAAAGTTGCCGCGCAGCTTGGTATGGCACCTGAAGCGGTAAGTCAACGTGTCGGTATTTGGTTGACAGCTAACTGGTCAACGACAGCCAATCAACGCATTTATGCGCAGTTGGAACATTCAGCAGACGTCAAGCGATTTGAAGCAAGAATCAAGCAGATAACAAACTCAAAAATGGAAGTTGGCAATAAAATTCGCAAGATTGAAGATGCTTATGGCGACTTCAATAGAGCATCACGTCGTTTGCAAAATTTCGTCAATGCAATTGCTGCACCTGAAACTGCAGAGAAGCATCAATTTCCACTTGCTGGCGGATATAATACTGCTCAAGTCGCACAAGTGAAAACTATGATCGAATCTCAGATACCTGTTCAGTACATTCGTCATATTGCTGATTCAATTTGGCAGATGAATACAGAGCGATTGATGCGCGATATTGAAAATCAACGCGTGACAACTGAACAGTTGGCAACGTTTGTTCAGCCAAATCGAGTTAACCAAGTCAACAACATCGTCCCGCAAATCATTGACCTCGCACGCAACGCTTCATCGTTTGATGGTCAAGCAATGACCAAACTCAATAACTTGCGTGACTCTTTGCGTAAGCTTTTGAAGAGTGAGTATGTTCCGTTCTATGGTTCACTGAGTCAAGATGAAACATCAGCAGGTGGGCGCAAGTCAATCAATTCTGCTCCACTCAAGCTACTTGAAGGTTCAACGTATCGCGTGCCTGATGATGGCATAACAACAAGCTATCAAGCAGTTGAGTCATCAGTCAAGCATATGCGTTGGAGACCATTCACACTTGCACTATATGAGATTGCGAATCAGTTGACAAACAAACAAGTACAAGAAGTAGGTTTGTCCAAACCACGTCAATCAACTGATGCGGAGTCAGCTCCATTTGCAAACACAGTGCGTGTACGTGATGCTGACGGTGCTCAATACAGTATTGGTATTAAGAATGGTGCACTTGCTCGCCTGTTAGCAGAACCTATTCCACCATATTGGATGATGCCGGTTGTTGGTGGAATGTCTTGGGTGACGCGTAGCATGGGTTATATGATAACCCAATTGAATCCAGGTTTTGGACCAGTGAATATGATGCGCGATATTCAAGAACGTGCATCGTTGATGGCTGCCCGCGACTATGCCAAAGCAGATGGTGGTGTAATCAACTCAGCGAAATTAGCCGCTCGCACTGTTGCACTCGCTGTAATCAAAGGAAATCAGTACGCACGCGCTGGATTCAGATGGGGAATGAACAAACAATTCGTGGATTCACCAGCTGGTCAGTTCTTAAAAAGTCTTGACAGACATGGTGGACTCACGGTTTACTCACAACAGTTTGGTAAGGATAACCAAGTTGCTCGTTCCAACAGATTAGCGCAATACATCTCAGCATATAACAATGCTTTCAATATCGTTGCTGTCTTGGCTAGCTATGAAGCGATGTTGGAAGCTGGAATGTCAGAACAGCGGGCCGCTGCTGAAACACTTGATCTTGCTAACTTTAACAAGTCTGGCACAAGTGGTCCGATGCTTTCAGCATTGTATGCATTCAGTCGCAGTGCATTCATGGGTGGCTCGAACTTCTTTGGTGCGATCTACAATCCTGCTACTGGAAGGCTTCGTCCAAAAGGACTGGCAACCCTTACAGCAGCAACACTACTGTATGGCATAGTTTGGTCCATGGCTGCTGACATGTCAGATGATGACGAAGGTGGAAACAAACTGTTGCAACTGTCAGATGCTGTGACTGCTGGCAACTTTATGTTCCCAGTTGGTCCTGACAACTTTGTCAAGATTCCAGTTGCATTCGGTCTCATGCGTCTTGCTAATAATACTGGCAAGAACCTTGTTCAGATGTCAAGAGGATTCAAGGATCCGTCAGCCGTTTTGATGGGGACAGCTGTGAATGGATTGATGCCGGCTATCAGTCCATTTATGGCACCACCATCAAGTGCATCAGATATGCCACTGTTCACACTTGTCAGTTCTCTGACTCCGACTATGATCGAGCCAGCGTTGTTGACGGCAATGAATCGTACGCCGTTTGGAAATGAGTTGAATCGTCCACCACTGAAAGGATTCAATTTAGCAACTGATCCACGATCCAATGCTCCAGAGTTCTGGAAAGATCTGGCCGTGTCATGGACTGAGCTGACAGGACAAGCAACAAGTCCAGAAGCTATGCGACAATTGATGGAAGGTTATTTGCCTGGCTTTCCGAATGAGGTGTTGAACGCGTTTGTCAACAATCCACATCGAGAGCAACTTGGCTATGTGACTCAAACTCCGCTTGTCAGCAGGTTCTATGTTCAGTACGATCCCAATAGGAAACGTATGACGCTGGAGTCACGTGTGGCTGGAGATGAAAAGCTCAAGGAACGCTACAATAAAGAACTGGGAGCTATAAATACCAGATATCGTGGTATTTATAAACTCCCAGAAGCCCAGCGCAGAACGCGCCAAATGCAAATCAATGAAGAGCGAATGCTTGTCATCAACAAGCTTTTGCTTGAGACTCAACCTCGGTAGCATCTTCATAAGTGCAAAGAACCCACATTGTTTCAGGCTCAAGATCCTCAAATAGGCAAGGCCATTTTGCGCAGAACTCACGATACAATGGGATCATGAGTTCGCGCATTTGTGGATGTGCCGCATTATCACACCTCAAGCGGAAGACATGACGCCATTCACGTGGGTTGGCAGTCATAACAACTTCAGTCTTGAGCGAATTGGGCAGCACAGAACGAGCAATCTGTGCCTTGACTCCCATCTTGATCATCTCAAGATATTGGTATTCAGCTTCTTCCATTGCATCTCGCCACTGATTGTAATGCTTTGTATCAATCATGTGTGGACGAATGTCAATGAATGATACCTCATTCCCAAATTTGTCTTTGCTGTAATTGCAATAGCGTGTTGACTCTTGCGTATATGCAGCAAGACGATGTCGCACTAATTCATGTGACACCCCTCTGTCACAGATGAAGCGAACAGTGATTGAACCATGTTCAACTACTGATTCGTGCTTATGTTGAGTCAGAATACGTCTGATGAATGCATCGGCTGATTCATCAGTCATCTTGTCTTCTGACTTCCAAGCAGTGCGACCGGCAGCTTCAATCACTTGAAGCAAATTTGGCTGATAAGCCTCAATGATGGCCTGCGCCTGTACGATCTTCATGTCCTCCCTCCTCAATTCAGTGGACAGTGTGGTGAGTATATAGTGCAGCCAATCTCTTTGGCAATAGCCAGTTCAAGAGCCGCACCTTTTGAGTCCTGCCATCCAGACAACTGTTGAATAGCGTCACATTCACATAGAGCCGCGATGTCTTTTCGCATATGAGCTTCACGCGTTGAGCGAGTGGCATTCAACTCCGCAGGATTGATGACGGTATGTCCACAGTCTCTCAATCTTTTGGCCTCGTTGTGAAAAGCCTGATAGTTAAACTCAGGCAATCCAGTCATTGGTCCGCTGATGAACACTTTCATTAGAATTCTCCCATACTTACTACTGGATTATCTGATATTGGCACCTTAATAAAGAGTTCGTTGACTCCAAATGACTGACCAATGTAGTCCATCACTTCTTTAGAAAGGTATCGCCTCGACTGATTGACGACAAGAACTCCATTCTCCCATCTTGGTTCCAATACTTCAAGAGCACGTTCCATTTGTGGGGGAGAATAGATAACTTTGCTACGAGATACTTGCAACAATGCGCATTTTAATATGCTTTCAGATATGTGACGATCTTCATAAAACTCATCCATCCAACAAATAACATCAACTGGATTTTTGTTGAGTATTATTTGCTCAATAACTGTCTTGACAGGAGGTGGTAAATTATTAAACGTAAAAATATCGCATGGAACAACATGATCCAAAGCACCAGCCAATATCTGTAAACCCTGACGTTTTAATCCAGCTTGGCGTTCTCTTCTTTCATTTATTATGAAATGAAGTTTGTTAGCCCTATCAACATGACTTAAGATAGGACTATCTGTTTTAAGATCAACTGGGCCGCTAATCTTTTTCATTTGAAAGTTGTCTTCATTGATTTTCTTTGATTTCAATACAACACCATATCTTTTAGCATATGTCCAGGCTTGATTACGATCTTGCATCGTTGGAACAACAAACGATTCTCCAATACGCATTGCGACTGGATCAGGGAACTTACGACTGCTGCGCATGTCTCAACCTCCGAATAACTTCAACTGCACCTTGATCGATTGATAATCGACCACGAGCTACATCCAATGCAATTTCATCGACAGTGCCTTTGGTTACCATGTAATAGATGTTAGGAGCCCGTTTGAATCCAGCAACCCACTGTCTCACAGAACCAATTCGCGCTATTGTTTGTTTCAGTAATTCACCTGACCAAAAGATGTCATAGAAGATCATGTCATAACCACCATACTGAAGACTCAAACCATATCCAGTCTGCCAGTGTAGTCCCAACAATTTGATCTTGCCTGCATCCCATTGCTTCTTCAAGTCCACCGTTGCACTTGAGATAAACTTTACTCCCAATTGTTCTAACTTCTCTTTCGATCCCTTATGGTAATAGACAATGATTGTTGGGCGTCCAATCTTTTCAATCTGTTTCAATAGAGCTTGGCGTTTTACATCATGTGCATCAAAGATCAATGTCTTCCCAGTACGTTTATGTTCCCACTGCTTGGGCACATCTGTATCACTGACATAATGAAAGCCAGATGCAAACTGTGATAGTTTCTGAGATATGTTACCTGCTGATAATGCAAGTGGTGTGGCAATACCATCAAGACTCATTAAAGCTTCAGTCTCTAGTTTATTATATTGCTTCTTTATATCCTTTGGTAAATCAATAAAGACAATTTCTTCTACAGGTTTTGGAAGATCTGGGTATTCCTCTTCAACATCAAGCTGTGATGTATGTTTTGCTATTCGTTTCATTGCTTCTTCGACTGCACCAGTTTGTGGAACAAGTCTGGTGGAACCGAAAAATGATGGTTTCAAATACTTCTGTTGAAAGGCGGAATAATTGGATACTCCAAGGGATTTACACCCATCCATGAGAAACATTTGGCCGTATAAAGCATGGAATCCTCTTGCGATTGGAGTGCCAGTTGCCTCAACAACCCATTGATTCTTTCCATTAAGACAAAACCGAGCAATTGATTGTGCCTGCTTTGCTCCGGCGATGACGACTTTTCCTCCTCGCCAAAAAGCATGAAGTCCAGCCAATCTTGTTGATTCGTCGATGATGATGTTACGAAACAATTGGAGAGCTCCTGGCACGCCGAGCAACCAGGGCACGAGATTGAAGCTAATGGTATATATGTCCGCTCCTCTATGAAGCGCTTCCATTCGCGACAAGTCATCCCCGGATAAGGATATGATCGACAGATGTCTGAAGTCATCCCAAAGCGAAGACTCTTCAATCCAAGTAGATTTGCTGACTGTTGCATAGCTAATCACCAAGAGTGGAAATGTTTTGGCAACATATTCTTCACGAAAGCAGGCAGCAGCGAGTATGAGTGCTGTCTTGCCACTGCCTACATCTCCGATTAAGAATCGTCGTTTGGATTCTACAAGTTCCGTGAAGGCCTGCTTGGAGAAGTCACGAACTTCGTATTTCATGTTACGTTCGTATCAACCATGTATTGCACTGTAACAACGGCGGTATTGAAGGAACTATCCTTGATGTTATCAAGGAATTTACCTACTTCCTTTATGGAATGTGCTTGAATGTCATCCATAATGACGCGAACTGTTTCATCACGAATCTCATCCAGATAACGAACATGTCGTAATTCTGTATGTGATATTGCACGTGAGATTTTTCTCACTTCTGATTTCTGTTTTGCTTCACCTAAATCAGTTGAACCACATGCTGGACAATGCAAACCAGCCTTGGTTGAAGGACATTGATTCTCTTCATATTTTCTTTTACAGGTGTTACATATAAGTTTCATTTTGTCGGCCTCCTTTGTTTAAGATCGAAGAACCATGCTGGTAGTTCTTCGCCACTGAGAAAAGTATTGACAATCTGATATGCTTCATCGCAGTCCCAAATTGTCCCACAAGTAAAACCAAGATTCTGAAGTTGGCGCATGATAAACACCTGTGCAGCAGAGCGTTTACCTTGAGGTTGTTTACATTCTACAAACAGTAGTTTACCACCAGGAAATACGCAGGTACGATCTGGAAAACCACGCCCATTAAAAATATATAGTTTGTGTGCGCGGCCGCCATTCATCTCCACTACACGCTTCAAACATGCCTCAACTTCAGCTTCTCTCATGTCAAAACTCCCATGCTTCTTCTGGCTTCTTTGATAATATCAGTTGAGCCATTTCATTGAGATAAACCCAATCAGCATGATGTAGTCGTCCAAGCAACGCTTCAGTACCACTGTTCCCATCATGATCGAACATGACATAATGCCAACGTGAATGCTTCTCTGCACTATGTTTAGCAGCCGACTTACTCAATGTATCAAACTCATGGTCAGACAGAATGTTATTATTCAATCTGTAATAGATGACTGAGTTGACTAAAACCATGAATTGTAATCGTTCTATCATTGCGATCCACAGGAGGCGTTTCTCCATGTCAGTCATGTTAGTCCTTCCTATAACGTTTAGCCACGAATCCTTTCGCAGCAAGTGGGAAGTCCGGCAGTCCAGGTATGGGTGCCGTCATTGAGTTGACAAGGATACCAAGATCCTCTTCAGCTCTGTATTCAAATGCTTCTGCAAGTACTTCGTCATGGATCATACTCAATAGTTCAATCCCAGCATCATCTGCTCGGATCATACCTTCTGCAATAATCTCACGACTCAAACCTGATGCAACGTTTTCTAAGAACTTGCCAGCATAATACGCAACACGTGGAGCTTTCTTATCTGCTTGACGGACAGTAACTCCAAACTGTTCAATCTCTACTTCCTCTCCTTCATGGTTTTTGATCTTAATCTTCGTAACCTGAAGACGAGGCATTGGATAGTACAGTGCGCCAATAGGAAGTTGCATCTTTAGGAAGTCCAATTCCTTGTTGTACGTGCATGTTACCATTTTGTGAGGATCTTCTTCCCAATTGTACGCTGCAAATGAAAATCCTGGATTATTCAATGCAGATACAAATGCTCTCTCCAATGCGGCACCGTAATCAACTACGCGTGGATTCGCATTCCGCCACCTGGTACGTGCAACGGCGAGTGCGGCATATTCTGCTTTGGATATGTTCTTCACAAGTCTACGCTTCATGTTGGCATATTCACGTTCTGCCTTCATGATTTCCTCGACTTCAGCATTCTTTGCAACCAATGCCACAAACTTATCTAAGTCAGCACCACCATCCACAATACCGTTATAGAGTCCAACAACTCCACCCATGTACTGTAGCAACAATGCCATAACCTTGCCAACAAATCGTTGGTCTTTGTTCACTGTTGACGGATCGTTTACCGCGAATGACTTGGCATACGTCAATTGATACAAGTCAAACGATGATCTGCCATTATCAATGTCATCAAACAGTTGTAAACTCTCTGGATCATTGATAACCCACATGAGACTACGTTGTTCAATTGCCGTCAAGTCGGCTGCTATGATCTTTTTGCCTTTATGTGCACAGATACAAGCACGAACTCCATCTCCCAACTCGTCGACAGTATACCACTGTGCGATGTCTTCAGGCAACTCAGACAGAATTAAGTCAATCATCTCCTCAATCTGTCCAGGTTCTAAGTCTGGGCGCTTCAAATTCTGTGGCTGATATAGCCGTCCACTCCACCTTTTTGTACGTGCTGCACCACAGAATGCGAGTGTTCCATAACAACGCTTTGTGATTGGATGTGTTGTCGATAGCAACGCATCGAACTTTGATACAGCTGTTCCTTTACTCAACCACACATCACACAATGCGATCAACTCTGGATCTTTTGCATTCTTTTTAACTTTCTCAATTGACTCAGCACTTGTAGATATCTTAGCACCAACTCCAAATCTATCAGTTAAGAACTTCGAGAACGCTGCATACTGATAACCAGTTTTAACTACTCCATTTGTCATCTCAATCAATTGAGCATTCAACTTATTCTTCGCAGCATCAGCAGCACGCTGTGCACGAGTCACGAAGTTCCAATCAATTGGAAGTCCTCTGTCATTCATCTCTTGTGTGATCTTCGCAAGGCGCATTTCTTTTGAATTGCATGGATAGTTACCAACAGGTAGTTGACACATTCTGTCTCGTGTTTCGCTTACGTCTTGCATACAATACTGTGCAAGTATCTGCATGTCAGGTGTTGACTGCTGTATCTTCTTATCGAACCACTTTTCGATTTCATCTAATTTTGCTAAGTCATTTTTCAAGATTGCTTCTTTGCGTTCACGTCTCATATTCAATGTATAGTCATGTAACTTAATCATCTTACGCAATTCAACTGTACCACCAGCAAGTTTAGATGATCCAAACACTTCTGATATTGTCTGCAATGAACCAGCAAGACCATGTTCTCTTGCTTGGAACATAACGTCAAACCACTTGCCATAAGGAATATCATATTCAAGAAAGCAACTATGGAATATCAGTCGTTCAAAGTCACAGTTAAATGCAACAAGCATACACTCAGGATCATTTATAAGATCTGACACTTCTTGAGGTATGGTTTCACCATCATACAGATTGATGCATTGAGTTGGACCATCGTTAATTGCATAGCCCAAGAGGATGGGAATCGCTTCCATCGAATACAGATGGGCACCACGATTCAAATCGATATTTGACACTGTCTCAAAATCGACGAATAGAAAATTCTTCGCTATCTTTTTAATAGTAGGAGGAAAATTTCGTATGTCAATCGTTATCATTTTGTTCTTCTCCAGAAGTCATATGCTTCTTGTGCGAAGTATGCAAGTTCATGTAATTGATTTGCAATTTCTTTATTTGCTTTTGCGTTGCGTTCAGCTATCATATAGAATGATCTGAGCCATATAGATATATATATAGCACACAACAGCAACAACGAGAAACAAAATGAATAGATACATTATTATCTCCTTAGTTAACGTGATAGAAGCGAGGACCGAAGTCCTCACTCCCACCACGCCTATCAATAGTGCACGCTACTGATAGGATTCTCAGAATGGAATGTCATCATCGTAAGCTGACGGATCAGCAGCATGGCCACCTGCACCAACGTTGCCAACCTGAGGAGCTTCTCCAACATCAATTCCATCATCCATGTTCGGCGCTTCTTCTTCGTCAGATCCAGCAAACGAACGAGGAATACCGCGCGCTCGCCAGTACAGGCCGTTGAAGTAAGTGAAGATCACGGAAGTCTGTTTGAACAGATTGACGTCAACTTTGACTGAGTAGATACCGCCAGGATAGAACCACTCCTCTGACCCCATGTTGTTGATCCGTGTATAACGCGTTTTCGACGGTTCACCAGGGACGGGTTCTGGGATGTACAGTGCCAGCTTACTAGATGTGACCTTAAAGAAGAACATTCCTTCTTGGTCAGCATATTTGCCGTCAGCGCGAGGTTCAATAATTCCCCACGCAGGATTCTCCATGTTCTTGAAGAGTTCCAGCGCAAAGTTGAACTTCTGCTGTGGAGTGGGATCTTTCTTGTAGAAAGTTTTGAAGTCCTTTTCAGCCTTTGGTCCCAGCAATTCAGCCGTGGCTTTCATGAACTCCTGTACAGCTGGATGATCAGGTGGGATGATAAACATTCCCCTGAATTTCGCTTTGTTGTTTTCGAAACCTGGTACGTGTGTTGGTTCTTGAGCGTCAAGAAAGACTGCTTGTGCGTCCCTTACCAAGAAACTTATGCCCATCATATACTCCTTGCTCCGAGATAGGTTAGTTGAGTTGACATTAGCTCGGCCTTAGTATCAACTGTAAAGACTTAACAAGAAACAATTGGAGGTTCACCAAATGCTTGATTGGCATTCCATTTTTGATTTGTTCCCTGTCGCATGTTTTGTTCCGCTTTTGCTCGACAAGAAGGACACGCGCTTTGGTCGCCAGCATACATATTGTATACTTTATACGGTTGACCACATATCTTGCATGCGACAGTTGTTTCTCCATTCATGGTTTGCACCTCGCTATACCATAAACTGGTTCACCTTCAATTACGAACTCGCTGATGTCAATACCTTTGAGTCGTTTGGCAACGGCTGAAGGTGTATCCAGTTTGGTTATAAGTTCGATGTCGACGCCAAGACCTGACGCAATATCAGATGCCTCAACTCCTGTTACCCACTTGGCAGCATTCTTGCGCAGGTATTTGAGTTCCCAGTTGTCGATCGGTGCATCAAATTCCTGTAAGCGAGCTTTGAAAGTAGTCTCAATAACCTCGCCCCACTTCTGAATATCTTTCCAGTAGGAGTACGCTTGCGCCAATGTGGAATTCTCTGGAAGTTCTGGAGGTGGAGCCATTCCAATCTCAGCCAATGCCTCAGCTGTTGGAGGTTCCATATCAGTGGGACTACCTACAAGAAACTCCTCATAAGAACGACACCACTTATTCGCTTTACACCACGTACATTGAGTAACTCCTGGAGTACAATTTTCTCCATTGGAAACTTGAGTACTATACAACTCTATAACTTTGCCAAGTGCTACGAGAAGTTCTCCAGCAAACTGTTGAAGTTCTTCAAGAGTTACTTCGCATGACTGAAGTTCATGAGAGATAGGTGGTTGGATAATGCCAAGTCGAATATGATCGATATCAGGCATGTATTGTAATGCCCAGAAATAGGCGCCACAGGCATATGCCTTAAGTTGTGGAGAGTTTGGATCAACTCCAATACGACCAAACTTGGCATCGATAATCCACAATGTGCGTGTCTCGAAATCAAGAGCAACAACGTCAGATGTCCCATGACACAGATTCATGATCATAAGACTTGGTGCATCGCTGTACCACTTCTGAATTGCATCACCAATCTTGAGATGCATCTCAGATTCAAGCAGATATGCATCGCTGAAGATATTCATGACTGCTCGATAAGCAACCATGACTGCTTCATCATGCTCCTCAGGAATTTCAGGCAAGATAGAGATATTACCTTTATCAAACTGAAACAGTAGGTTGAGATAGTTGTGCTTAGCTGTACCATCCTTAGCTGCATCATTCTCTTCATCGACTGCGCCATGCGTAACTCTTGCCCATTCTTCCATAGCAATAGAAAAAGGACAGTTCATCCATTGTGCACTCTTACTTGGTGCACAGACAGAATGGCCAGTGAGTATGGCATCCTGTACGAGCTTGTCGAGAGTTCTCATGTTCTCACCCATTGAGTTTGTTGTAAAGTTCGTCAGCAAATTCTCTTGCTTCAATAACTTTATTTTGGAGTTCAATAACACGTCGTTGGCAATCAAGATGAACTTGCTTCTCTCGTTCAAACGCTACTTCAAGTGAAGCAATATGATCTTTTGCTCGCCAACCTTTACCAGGCTTTTGAAGGCTTTCAATCATTAACTGCTGTTCACCAAGCTGCTTCTGCATTTGCTCAATCATTTCAAGACGAGCTTGACTGACTTCACGCTCAGTTGATATTGTCAACTGATACTCCTGTATCAAACTTTGGAGCTTCGTTATTTCATCAATCAACTCTTTTTGATTTTGTCTATGCTGTTCAAGATCTTTGCGCAATCCTGTATTGGTTGCACTCAATCGATCATTGGTTGCGATCAATGAGGAAGTCCAAACATGTTGAGATGGCGATACAGTTGGTTTCCATCTTGAACCGCCTTTCCATTCGAAGTTGTGATTTTGTAACGTTGCAATGGCAGCTCTTGCTTTCGCAAAGACTTCATCGCATTCTTCAAGTGTTGTTGCCATGTTAATCTCCTGAGTGTCGAACCACACGGTTCTTAGTGGCGAGAGCTTTGAGGTACTTCATCCAGCAATGGTTGTAGCCATCGCATGTGTATGCAGTCCCATCAGCTGTGTTGACTTCTCTGTCAGAGCAGAAGTCCGTATTAACTTCGTAAAATTCCTTTCCAAGTGCTGCAAGTGGACACTCACACAACCTGTTAAGAAATTCCACAGCTTTATCACGTTGCCAGATAAATCGAACAATCTGTTGTTGACGTTTCTTCAACTCTCTGTCAACGTTGCATTTATCGTATAGCATGTTTAATCTCCAAAGTTGAGGTAATATGCCTTGGGTAGGAAGTCAAGATTAGTGGTGATGTCTGACATCCGCTACTCTGCCTTGCGTACTTCGTGTGCGTGCTCGATAGCATTTCTCCTGACCTCCTACCGAAAGCAACTCAGACAATATCTGAGTGCTTCGGGATGCCATGTTACTGGAAGAACCCATCATAACCGTCGATTGACAGCATGAAGATCAGAGCCATGTCAGCAACTTGTTCATCAGTCGCTTCACGGAACACCTTCACATTAAGAAGTTCCTTGACGGCAGCAAGCCAGCCTTTAACTTCATCATTGTTATCAGTAGCAGCTTGCGTTGCCATGGCAGTAATGCCTTTCTTCATGACTTCGATATTGTTATCAACAATCGCTTGCCATGCATTCGGACAGGCTGCGGCCATCTTGTCGATTGCTGCATCACGCGCCGTACTCCATTCAGCAAAAGTCTCAGGAGACTCAAACTCAGTTTCGACCAGAGCAGGCGGCCAGCAGATAGGAAATCCACCAACATCGACCATCTGTATCAAACCGAATTTCTTCTTAGCAGGAACCTTAAGACTTGCTGCAGTAGCCGTAGGCGTTGCAGTCCTCACAGGTAGGGATGCCGCTGCTGATGGCGCAGCTGCCGGAGTGCGTGGCGAAGTGGTTTGGACAGCCGCAGTCGCTGGAGGTTTCCCAGCTGCTGAAGCAGTCGCCTGTGCCTTGATCCTCTCCGCTTCCGCACGAGCCTTTTCCACTGGAGACAAGGTCTTCGATGATGTCACGGCGGGTTTCGCACTTGCTGCGGTCGGCGTCGGACTTGTTCGCTTGGCAGTAGCCGTTGCCGGTACAGAGGTTACAGGCTGCTTTCCCAGAGCGTCGGCTTGCTCCTTACCTTTGTCAGACAGATAGGCAGCGGCTGAACGTTC